AAGTATGGAGTATTTCGTAGCCAAACATTTGCATTTTTTGCTATTTCATTGACTACTATTGCGTGGGTAATTTTATCTGTTTGTGTCATTAGTTATTTTTTTTATTTCTGGTAATTTAAATGATTTAGGCTTTATGTTTTTAACAGCATTATTAATATCAAAACCTTTCATTTCATCTGGTAACTCAGCTTCTAATCTAATTGAATCTGGAAATGAGGTTCTTGTTTCAAAATCATCAAAAAAAGTAGTTGGTTTTCTAATTTTTAAATTTCTCATGTTTACTTCTTTTTAATGTTCAACTTTTTCCAACCATCCGATAAATATTCTTTTAACTTATCCGGATGAACATGCTTTGATGTTTTTCCTTTTGTTATCCAAATGAAATGATCTTTTGTTTTCTCAACCTCTTTTGCTAATTTTAATGCAGCTTTATCCTTTTTTCGCTGCTTTGTTGAAGTCATTCCTTTTTCTTGAGGTTCTAACTCTATTTGAGATAAATCTTTTCTCAAATCTAAAATAGTTTGTTTTTTCTCTTTTGCCATGATTTTTAAATTTTAGTTACTTTTTTTATTAGTTGTTCTAATTCAGATTTTAAACGATTTACGTCAAATGCTTTTAATTTAAACGCGTCGTTTTCAATTTTATGTATTCTTTCCAACATTTCAAGCATTTCTGGTGCTTTTGAATCGTATTCCTCTAACCAACTTTCGTATCTGTCTAAATACTCTTGTTTTTCAGCACATTTCATATAATTATCACCTACAAAAATATTTTGACCTTTTGCTTTAAAATTATAACGTCCGAATTCACTGGGAAATCTATCTGCTAATTTTACTTCTCTGTATTGCTTTGCATTCATAATTTACTTTTTTAGTTCGGTGTGAACGTTAAACTTTCCTTTTTGTAATTCAATTGTTTTGTTTTCTTCTTTGCTCCAGATTGATTTTAACTCAGTGAACAATCTTTTTATTACACTTTGTTTCTTTAGGGCTAAATACGTTTCAAATAGTGGGTTTTCGTTGACTTTAAGAAACATTAAAGTATTTGAATAGTATTCGCTTAACTTATCGTCTAAAAGGTCTGAAACATGATTATAATCGTTTCTATTTTCAATAGTTGGATTTCCTTTGAATTTTATCTCTAACATTTGGAATTTAGAGTATAAATATTTTAGCTTTTTCATGTCTTTGTTTAGTTGGCTTTGTGTTGGCATAGTTTAAACTTTTCAGAATTAGAACAATACTCATTACAAGGATTCTCACATACACACTTACCATTCATTAAATTTGAAACTTTTGGAGGCGCATCAAATTTTTGCTTTTTACGAGTTAGTAACATTCGTATTTTTTGGAATCTGCTTTTCATAATTTATTAATAAGTGAATTTATAACTAAATGAAGTGCCTAAATAAAATCTTAGTTCTTTATCTTTATCATTTTCATAATTAGCATGACATCTTAATCCATCTTTCATTTTTAAAAATGATTCAGAATTTACTTCTGTAAAAACACTATTAACATTACTGTTGTTTTCGTAAACTTTAACTAAACCTTTTTTAATTTTGTTTAAAAAAGCAGTTTTAGAAAATTTACCAGTTGTTAAATTTGTTTCTTGTTTAATTGAAATTGACTTCATAATATTGGTTATTTAGTTTGACGTTTTTTAATTATGGTGTAAAAATATAAATTTATTTTAAATACACAAAGTTTTTTTTAATTATTTTAAATTTATTTTAATTAAATAAAAAAAACCTACTCAGAAATGAATAGGTTTTTAATTTGATTTTAGAAGGGTAAATCCTGATGTTCCTCATCATTTTGCTCAGGTTGTTCACTTGAAGTTGGTGGATTTGGTTGTTGGGGTTGTGAAGTAGCGTTATTTTCATTATTCTGCTTTGAACCTAACAACTCAATTTGATTAATCAAAATACCATTTACTACCTTAATTTCTCCAGACTCATTTTGCCATGCTCTGTTGTTTACTTTTCCACTAATATATACTTGAGTGCCTTTTTTTAAATATTGTGCAATAGAAGTATTATTCCCCCATTTTGCACACTCAAACCAAGTAGTATTTGTAACTTTTTCATTAGTGGTTTTGTTTATGTAGCTTTCAGATACTGCTACACTAAAATTAATTACCTGGTTAGTGCCTAAATCTTTAACCTCGGCATCTTGACCGATATGGCCTATTATTTCTAATCCGTTCATTGTGTTTTTATTTTTAATTGTTAAAACTTAATATGTGTGCTATCACATCAATTGTCCATCCGTTTCCAAAGCATCGATATAATTGAGTATCTGAAACACCGCAACTCAACATAATATCAATATTTTTTTCTGGTACTGTTTGTAATCTTCCGCATTCACGTGGTGTTAATCTTCTAATATTGCCATTTATTTTTGCTAATTGGATGCAACTTTCATCGCTTCTTGCTCTTGCTCTTAATGTTCCTGTTTTTCCATTTGGTCTTTCTCTAAAATTCCCATCAAAATCAAAATCACCTCCAACTATTTCAACTGCGTTTGTATTTCCAGTATCTAAACAATACGTTTTGCCATCTGTCCAGGACAGATGGCCAACCCCTCCTTTTTTAGGGTCGCCACTTCTGGGCATCATGTTGTGAACTATTAAATCCATATCGGAATGGTTGCCTCCGGAGGCAACTCCGGCAGTAAAACAATTCGATTTATTTTGATTTGGTTTAATTGAACCTTGTTTATTGGTAATAACAATGTCATCAACTCCTTTACCACCAATTTTTAAAGAACTCATTTTGTTATTTTCTTCATGAAATTTCACACCGAAACCATTTCCCTTTTCTTTTTCCTTTTCCTTATGGTTTAAAATACCTTGAATTGCACTTTCGCTTAAAAAATATTTCTCATCAACTTCTGTTTCTAAAATATCTTTCAATAAAATCCCTCTATCTTTTGGTTTTGGAATTTTACAATATAAATCTCCAAACAAACCATCAGGTTCAGCTCCAATGTTGGTCCAATATAATCTTTTACGATTTTGAGCAGAAACAGTTGCAGAATTAATAATTATAGGATTTATTCCGATGGCACGAGTTAAAATCTTTTGCCACTTTTCGCCCATCATAACATTTTCAAGTAAAAATTTTATATTAGGGTTGATTTCTCGCAATTCTTTAAAAATTCGAATATACTCCCAGAACAAATAAGATTGCCCCTCAAATTCAAAGTTTTGACTTTTTAACTCCAAGTAATGTTCCAAAGTTAGAATTTCAATATTATCAGTTGTTGACATTCCTTTTCTTTTTCCAGCAAATGAAAAACTTTGACAAGGTGAACCACCTCCAAGCAAATCAGCAAACCCAATATCTGAACCTTTTATATTTCTAACATCACCTAATTGAATTGTATTTGGAAAATTAGCCATTGTAACTTTTATTGCGTGTGAATCAATTTCAGCAGCAAAATACTTATCAACTTTTACATTATTTTTTTGTAGTGCCAATTGCAAACACGACATACCATCAAATAAACTAACTGCTATCATAAATCACTTTTCTTTTTACCACTAATTTTTGAATATTGATATTGTTTTGATAATTCTGGGTTTGTTTCTAATTCTCCATTGTGGACAAAACAACATGCTCTCAGATATCTTTTATCAACTAATAATGGAATGTTATTTTCTTTTGCCCATTCGTCTGCAAATCCTTTTCTACCCATTAAATGCTCTATTGTGTTTGCAACATTTTTACAACCATCAATGAAACAAACAAATTTAGCTTCAGATAAAACTTCAATTCTTACAACTTCATAAACCTTATTTAATTTTTCTCTTTTGGCAGAATATTTCTTAATTGGTTTGTAAATCGGTTTTAGTTGTAGATTAGGTTTTCGATTCTTATTGGTGCATTTTGGACTGCAATACTTACTTAAACTATTATATTGTTTAAATTCATTATTGCAATCCTTATCTGCACACAATTTTAATTTAAAAGACATTAAGCAATTTTTAGTTGGTCTTTATCAACATTCAAACCACTTTTAGGCTCTACCTTTTCCTCATCTTGAAACAATGTCGGGTCCGCTCTTTTTCCTTTGAATAAGTATTGAAACACTTCATCAATAATAGAATCTAAAACTACATCAATTTCGCTTTCTAATCCAGATTCATTATCATCTAAATTGATTTTTGAGGTATTAAGCGGAACTTTTGATCCGTGCAAAGTATCAAATTCAGAATTAATAACACAAAGCCTATTATCTACTGAAACAGAAGTAACATTCACTTGCATTAAATTTTCATCAGTAACCTCAATATAGAATTCTTTTAGAACATATTCTCTAAGTTGATTATACAACGATACTAAATCTGGATGAGGTTGCAACGGAATTTTTACTCCATTGTATTCTCTAACCTCTGAGTCTGGATTTTCATCATGTAAGTACTTGTAATCCGTAATTACCTTACCATCCTTAATTTTGAATTTCTTTAATGTGAAATTCATTTTTTTTGCATCTTTAATTTTTGCCATAACATTTAAATTTATTTATTAATCTCGTAATCTATTTGAGCAGCAATTAAAGCTCCCGCCTTTACCAATTCTCTAATCCTATCATCTGGAGTTGGTTTGTAATATTTTGCATCCCATGGCCATAAATAAGGAATCCCATTTTCTTTTGATGTCATTACATCATTAATAATTGGAACTAAAGCATAAGTTGCTGCGGCCTCTGCTAATTGATTGTTTGCATATAAAGAATCGTTTTCATAATTATAACCTAATTCCTCAATTTGTCTTTGTCGCTCTTTGGCGATTAATTCTACTCCATTCATTTTATTTAATTTTAATTGTTACTCAATAATATAACCAGCTATTATCCATTTTCCGTAATGGTATTTGTAATATGGTGTTTTCATTATTTTACCAGTTTTCTTTATAACTTAGTAATTCATCAAACAATGATTTAGGTATTTCACACCATTCATCAATATTTTCAAAATCTGTATCGTAGTCTTCAATAATCCAATAATACGCACCATTATACTCTAAAGCATATATACCTCCATAGGTATTTCCAATACCATGTATATCTATTTTTTTTTCGCCTATACTCATAATTTTCTATTTAAAAAACAAATCTAATTTTGGTTGTTCAATTTTTACTTTTCCATATATTCTGAAAATCATTTTATGTTCAGAAAGTACAAATTTAAGGTTTATTTCGTTAACCGATTTCGTGTTGTCGTCATCAATAGTATTTGTTGTTATAATCGGTTTATTGTTTTTGATTGCATTTTCTATTTGGCGCTTAGTTGGTGTTTTTAAAATATCCAAAACCAATTTTAACCAATATGAAGCCTTATTATCTAAATCAATATGTTTGGTATGGTGATACTCAAATTCAATTCTCATTTGCTCTAATGGTGGCAATCCTTTTAAATATTCATACAAAAAAACTTTACTCTCATTAATAATTTTAGAAGTTAAATGATATGAAGTTCTATCCGAATAAAACAAGTTACCAGTTAAATAAAAATCTTGGTGAGTTTTCAGTTTTCCACCACTATCAAACTTTTCCTTTTTGAAAGTCAAAGTGTATTTAGTTGGCGGATTTGGAATTACTATTTCTTTGATTAAATCCATAATTATTGAGTGTTAATTTTTGATTGAAATTCTGCAAATGTTTGCGATACGTTGTTAAAATCTGAAACTATAAAAACATAGTTATTTACTTTTTTGCCCATACAAGAAATAAGATTGAATTTATCGATTGAATAATATTTCTTTGGGTTCAAATTACCTTTTTTACTTCCATCTTCAAAACAAGGTTTTAATCCTAATTTTCTAAAACGATATAAAATATTACTGAAATTAATTTCCAATAATTCAGACATTTGCTCAATTGAATAATAAATATTATTTGGTTTCATTTTCTTTGTCTTTAAGTTTTTTATACCAATGTTGAATAGTTAAATTTATAGCCTCATCAATTTCTTTTGAAGTAATTACTTTTTTGTAAGTGGTAAAATTACCATTATTGTTAACTTCAATTTTAAATTTACCATTGTAACAAGTTGGATAAATTTTAATACCGTTTTTAATCAATTCATAGTTTTTACCACTTACGTCTGGAAAAGGATATTTTGCTTTTTCTCTTTTAGCCATTGTTTAAAAATTCAATTTCTTTTTTCAAAGATTCAACTTCGTTACGTAATTTCATATTAGTATCTAACAATCGATTATTTTGCTCACGATAAATTTGATACTCAGAAACTGCAGCTCTCAAATTTGTTTCTAATTGCTTTGAATAAAAATACATTCTCATTAAAGCGCCTTGCATAGCATTTAAAATAGCCCAACGATTATCAGTATTTTTTATTTTACTTTTCCAATCTAATAAACTTTCTGAAACTATTCTAAAATCATTATCAAATTGAATATCTGCTAAAATTTCAACATCTAATGCGTGTGAAAACCTTTGCCTACGATAACTTTCATTTTCTTTATAATGGGATTTTAAAAAATCACTTCTAACTGCCTCAATTGTATCTGAACGTATTTTTTTATCTTTTTCCATATGCTAAATTTTAAAACGGAATATCGTCTACATCAATATCTACATCATCGTTTAAAGCTAATCCAGTCGGTTTAAAGTATTCTTTTTTAGCGAAAACTTTTTCATTGTTGTAATCCCAAAAGAACTTAGCAACTCTAACATCAAAAAACATATCCACATTACCAACCTTTGCAACGCTTTTTGGTTTTGCTTTTGTAACCATTACAGTTACTCCATTTGGACTATTATCCTTTCGGTGTACCGTAACCATACATTTACCATTATTATACCATTCTGAGCCTCCTTTTAAATCGTATGGAGTAGGTGGTCGCCTTTTTCCATCCTTATCCGCTTCTGTTTTTATAGGATGGATAACTATGTTATAATGTTGTTTGTGCTTTTCACTCATTGCATTTCTATAAGATAAAACATCCTCTAAGTACTTGTCATCTCTCGCAAAAACCTCTCCATCAGAACCTACTCCATGCCTCATGTCTTTCCAACTATCAATAGTTGCAGTTTGAATGCCTCCATCAACTTCACTATTCATTTTTGCAGCCAAATCCCAAAATTCATAAGGAGTTATTTTTGCTTTTAAATCAGTTTTATGAATAATTCTAAAATGATGCAAAACCCAATCCAATTGCCTTGTAACTTCTTGCTCAGAAATATAATTCGAATTTACAAATCGTTTATCAAACGTTTTTCCAGTTACTTTATGAATCAGAATTGCAATAATTTCATTTTTATCTCCAACATCTGGAACGTAAAGCAAATGCTTCCATCCGTAAAACAAAGAAGTATTTAACAAAAATTCTAAAAGCAACTCACTTTTTCCACTTGCTGGAAAACCAGTCCAATCTGTGCAACCTGGCAAACTCATTGTATAATGCTCATGGAGTATTGGAAATCCTAAATATGCACCACGTATAGCTCCTTTTTCACGATATTTTAATAAATCTTCACTTGTATTTGCTGCGGTTAATATTTCAAATCCTTTTATCATAATTAAAAGTTTTT